TCAGATGGAAGCCCGCCGTCCCGTTGAACGGCGCATCAGCGATCCAGCGGCCCTTGGAGATGGCCGCCCAGCGGGTCTCATCCTTCCAGAGAGCATCACATTCGGCGCAGTGGTAGCGCGCAGTTTCTGGACGATGGCCGCCAGCTTCATCCTTGTCCCATTTGACCTGCCCCCAGGTCAGGAGTTGTTCTGCGCCGCAGGCCGGGCACGGCACCCAATATCGGCGCTGGTCACTTTCCTCAAACGCCGCCTCGATCCGGCTCGCGCCCTTGTTCGTCGGCGTCGAGACCAGCACGATCTTGCGGTTCCAGAACGTCACCGTCCGCTTCTTCGCGAGGTTGACCGGGTCGCCCTCGGCCCCCGCGCTGAATGGATAGCGGTCAACCTCATCGCAAAGCAGCAAGCGGATCGGACGGCTCGCAAGCCCCGACGGCGCGTTGGCACCCACAATGGTCAGATGCCCGCCCGGAAACCGCTTGTGCAGGATCTTGTTATTGCCGTCCCGCGAACGCGGATCGGCAATCTTACCCTGAAGGCAGGGCGTATCGCGTGCCATCGGCGAGAAGCGATCCTTCGACCAGGTTTCAGCATCGCGCTCGGTGGGCATCACCACCATGATCGGCGCTGGATCCTGATCGATGTGGTAACCGACGGCGTTGTTAACCATCTCCGTGTTATGCGTCGGGATCATGGTACGCCCGGCCAGATACAAACGGTTCGGGCTGTCCACCTGAATGCAGCGCACCGGCACGCTCTCAACCGGCTCAACCGCTACGATGCGGCGGCGCTCAGTTTTTGTTGTCCGGCGCCCGTCACGCGAGACCTGACGCGCCCGCTTCCGCGCCAATCGGAAAACCGGCACATCGTCATAGATCATGAACGAGAACCTTGTAGCGGGGTTTCCGAGACGCCGTTCGCCGTCGATCATCACGGTGGGCTGCTTATCAACAGCCGAGAACTTGATGCCCAAGGAGGTCAGAAGTTCGCCAAAGCCATCCGCCAGACGTCGGTGGATTGTGATGAACTCGCAGCGGCCGCATTCAGCGATGTAGCCGTCCGTATCCATCAGCCCTTGCAGGAGGGCCAAGCGCTGATCTATCGACGCGCGCAGGTAGGCGGGCGGAATATGTTTGCCAGTTTCTGGCGTCTTCCGATCCTTGGCCAGCCCCATCTCCCGAAGGCGCAGGCTGAAGGGCTTACCTTCCTCTAGAACAGGGTCAACGGGAAAACCGTGCTTCCACTGCATTGAAAACTGCCGCCCACATTCCGCGCATTGCCCATTCCCATGGCGACCCAGCACATACATGTCATGCCCGCGGCGACACATATTGCCGGGCCAAGGAAGTGTTGGCTTGAGCGTCAGGATATGCGGAACTCGTTTGTCCTTGGACTTGACCTCAACCTCTATGCCACTGGCGCGGAGATGATCGGCGATTTCCAGATCATCCTGATGGCAGGTAATCTGTGACCCGTAGCTGTGACCATCCCCTAGCCAGACACCCAAGGCGTAAGGCGGGATCGGCAATGCCTGTTCGGGCAGTTGAAGCGGACCAGCCACCGGGATGGCGTATCGGTTCCTTTTCTTAGCGCCAAAGTAATGGGCTGTCTCAGCAATCTCCTTCGTCGTCAGGACCGCCCGGTGGATCTTCATGGAACAGGCCCTTCATCGCGTCCTGCGCGCGCACTGGTGTGTCACTGTCGACCGCCCAGAGGTGATCGGCATCAGCGATGATCGAGCTTCGGTCCGAAAACCGCACACGATAGCAGCGTCGGTTGAGCATCACATCCGTGGCGCCTGTGACGCGACAAGCTGCACCGGTTTCATCAAAAAGAATGTCGCCGACTTGCACATCGGCCATCGTGGTCCAACCCGTCGGTGTGGCGAGCGGCGTGTCCAGTGCCAGCGCTTTGCCCACCTGTGAACTGGACATGATGACGACGGTTTCGGTGGCGGCGTCTGAGACCGCCTGCATGATCCCGCGCTGGTATTCGGCGCGGCTCGTCCGCCACTGGCCCGGCTCGGCGCTGGCCTCAGAGCTCAGCCGTCGGTTTTGGTCCGCCCAATCGCTGATCGTCAGGTCCGGCGGCGGCTTCAGAACCGCCAGTGCCTTCACCACCGTCCGCTTCAGGATCGGCGAGCCCGTCAATCTCAGGATCAGTTTCGAATTCAATGTCTGGCTCTGCGAGATCATCGAGTACCTCGCGGATCGCAGTTCGGATCAGGTTCCGGGTATCTCCGACGGTGGGTTGGTCAAAGGCCTGTGGTGCCAGCCGGTCCGGCAGCGCCAAGAGGCGGGTTCTCAAAAGCGCGAGGACGGCAATCCAGGCCGCCTCGATCTCATCCGCCGCAATCAGCGAGCGGCGCTTTTCCTCTGCCTCCATCTCGGCAAGATCCGCCCGCGCCCGAATGAAGCGGGCACGTTCAGCCGCATAATCAGGCGCACCGGCCTGCGCCCTCAGCGCCTGATCACGCAAGTACCGGACATAGCCGCGTACAGACCCGATCAAGTCATACTGGCCGCGCTCCGCCTTCGGGATCACACCCTCGCGGCTCAGCTGTTGTATGCGCCGCTCCGAGAGATCCAGAAGCCGCGCGATTACGCCGATGGGCTGTGTGGCTGTCGACATGCGCGGCCCCCGAACCTTCGATTAACTATATGGAATCGCGTCTAATTCACTGGATGTGCAGGCCCACTAGAGCGAAGCTCAAGACAGCAGAAAACGCAATTCAGGACGCATTGAGATGAGCCAACGCCCCACTGCCCAAGACGCGTTCATCGCAAAGAAAGCTGCGATCGACGCGATGCTTGCTCGGCTTCAAGCGCTGAGCGACGCGCACTTCAACACCCATCCCGACGAGGTCCACTGGGGGCACGTCGGCAACCTTGATTATTACGCCGAGCTTCTGAAGCGCATCACCGACAGCGCCTTCACGGAAGGCGAGCACGCGGAGTAAACCCCATGGAAACCACCAGCATTCGGCTCACCATCCGGAACCTGCCCGACCATTTTGACCGCACCCGCATTGCCACCGTTCTCGACGAGATCGAACTGGCCCTGCTGGAGGAGCGCGAGATTCACTGCAGCACCTCAGCCGACAGTTTCACGATCACGATTGTGGTGCCAACTCTCCAGCTGGTGGATGTGGCGACCTGCTTGAAAGGCATTGGCCTGATCTAACCTCGCGCACCCGCAACCCAGATGGCCTCGAAGAGCCGACGCAGCAAGAACGATCTTGCCAGGCTTACGATTGTGAAAATCCCTCCCATGGCGAGGTTTTGACCCAACGTTGTTTGCAGTCCAAAGATCGGAAAGATCAGGATCTGCGTCACGACGGCGACGCCATAACCGACGATCACGTTCGCGACCGACTCGACCAACGACATGAGGCGAGACTGTTTCATGCAGCCTCGCGCTCAGATTTCAGGGCATCGAACGTCTGCTCGCCGCCTTCAAGAATGGCCTGCTTGCCTGTGAATTTCTGCCAACGCGCGACCGCCACATCGACGTAAGCCGGGTTCAGCTCAATGCCGTAACAGACCCGTCCAGTCGTTTCGGCCGCGATCAGTGTGGTGCCGGATCCCATGAAGGGCTCATAGACCGCCTGACCCGGGCTCGAGTTGTTCAGGATCGGCCGCCGCATGCATTCGACCGGCTTCTGAGTGCTGTGGACGGTTTTCTCGTCCTGATCTTTGTTGGCAATCTGCCAAAGCGTGGTCTGCTTGCGGTCCCCCGCCCAGTGCCCCTTGCCGGACTTGCGCACGGCATACCATGCGGGCTCGTGCTGCCAGTGATAATCCCCGCGGCTCAGAACCAGTCGATCCTTGGCCCAGATGATCTGGGACCGGATGGTGAAGCCTGCGACTTCGAGACTTTCCGCGACCGTCGCCGCGTGCAGCGCCCCGTGCCAGACATAGGCGACGTCGCCGGGAAACAGGGCCCAGGCCTCGCGCCAGTCAGCGCGGTCGTCATTCAGCACCTTGCCCGTGCGCTTGGTCTTGGCCGCGCCCGCCTGGTTGCGCCAGCTGGGATCGTATTCCACACCGTACGGTGGATCGCTGACAAGCAATAGCGGCTTTACGCCGTTCAGCACTCTCTCGACATCCGTGGCAACCGTGCTGTCGCCGCAGAGCAGCCGGTGGTTGCCGAGGATCCAGAGGTCACCCGGGCGGCTGACCGGATCCTCGGGGGTTTCCGGAATGTCGTCCTCACCCTCCCGCGGGCCGGTGCCGTCCTCGAGGCTCGACATCAGTGCGTTCAGCTCATCTTCGGTGAAGCCAGTCAGCCCGAGGTCAAAATCCGCCTCGAGCAGGTCGGCCAGTTCAAGGTTCAAAAGGTCCTTGTCCCACTCGGCGTTCTCGCTGGAGCGGTTGTCCATGATCCGGAAGGCGCGCGCTTGGCTGACCGTCAGCCCCTTGGCGACATGCACCGGCGCGGTCTTGAAGCCGAGCTTGCGCGCGGCCTCGAGCCGCGTGTGCCCGGCGAGCACGACCATCGCCTCGTCCACGACGATGGGCTGGCGCCAGCCGAACTCCTGGATCGAGGCCGCGACCGTCGCGATCGCCTGCTCGTTGCGCCGCGGGTTGCGCGCATAGGGAATGATCTGCTCGAGCGGCAGGTCGACGACGTCCATGGTGATGTCCTTGGGAAGCCGACGAAGCGAAATGGGGTCCGATCCCCATTTCGGTTCAGGCGGGTTTTGTCAGGCCATCAGGCCTTTGTTTTCTTGGGGTTCGCTTCGAAGCGAAACGAAACGGGTGTTTTCAGGGGTGTCAC